TGATCTTGCAAAACTTAAAGCCGCACGAGCATGATGATCATTTGATATGGTTAGTCCACCTATTACACCAGAAGCTGTATTGTTTATTTCTAAAGAATCTTGTGGTGATGCGTCTCCAATACCAACTCTATTATTTGTAGAGTTGACATATAAAGTATTTGTATCTACTGTTAGATCGCCGGTTGTTGAAATATTTCCTGTGGTAGTAAGTACAATATCATTTGCTAAATTAGCACCAGTAAGGGTTGAGTTAAGTATATCTGATGATGTGATTGAGTTGTCTAGTATGCTTGATGAGATAATTGTATCTTCACCAATTACAGTTACTCTTACTGGAGGTTTACCAAGATATGACGCCATTCTAAGCGATCTCCATTATACTTAAAGTTGTATCTACACTATTCGCTGTGTTAGATTTAACTTTTAAAATATCTGTGGTCTCCATGACATACTTATTTCCTGACATTATTTCTAAAGAAGCTTTAGCAGGAATTTCAGCATTCGTTACAACACTAACGTTATCACCGTCACCATTTTCTATATTAACTGTTACTTCAATATTTACTGCAGCAATATTTGAAAGAGTAAGACCTAAAACTATAGCAGTTGTAGTTGAAGGTGTAGTATAAACAGTTTGAGAAGTATTAGCAGCTGTACTTCCACCTGTTTTTGTTTTTAGTTTAAATGTATTTGCCATATATTATCCTAGTGCTATTGCTAAAGCAGTTGCCTCGTCAATATCATTAGAAGCTACTTGAACTATGTTGTTTGAAGAGTCCCTAACGTAAATTTTTTTATCAGTCGTATTTACAGCAACTTCTCCTACTACTATGTCGGAAGTAGTTGGAACATTATTTGCTGACTCATTTTTTTTTAATTTTATAACTGTTGCCATAGTAAATTAACTCCATTAGTACTAACGTAATTGTTATGAATAAGTTCCGCCGTCAATAATTGTTACTGTTACCACACCTGTACTTACTGCAAAGTTATCAGTACTAAATGAAGCAACACCTTTATTTGAAGAAGTTGCTAGTTCAGCTGCGATAGTTAATGTATCTCCAGATTGTGAAGTATCTATACCCTCGCCACCTGTTACTGTTAAGGTATCTCCAATATCAATTGCTTGTGTACCTGTATCACCGGTAACTGTAACTGTACTGTTAGATAATGCGGTATTAGGTATATTAGTTAAAGTATTGTCAGGACCATTAATTGTTTTATTAGTTAATGTTTGTGTACCTGTGTTTGTTGTAAAACTAGTAGGTAAAGTAATTGTGTTACCCGATAAATCTAAAGTAGTTGCTAATTTACCAGCTGTAACAGCAAGATTATTAATTTTACCTGTTGTAACTCCAAGATCAGCTATTTGGTTAGTACCAACACCTGAAGCTTTAATTTGTAAAGCGTCACCTGATACTTCAATTGTAGAGTCATCAACTTCAACAGTTAAAGTATTACCACTTTTACTTAAAGCAGCACCAGCAGTAATTTGACCAGCGCCAGAGAATTGAGCAAATACTATATTAGTAGTACCTAATGTAGGTGTACCATTGTGAGTAGCAACATAACCATTTTCAGCATTCGTTGTACCATCTTCAACAAAGAAGAATGTTCCACCTGTTAATTCAGCAGCTGTGTCAGCGTCTGGACCTCTTGTTAATACGAAAGCAGCCGAACCACTACCCGTTGTTGTAACTGTGTATATACCATTTTGAACAGCACTTGCTTGATTTTTAATTAAAACTCTATCGCCACTTGTAAGTGTAACACCATCAATCGCTAAAGCACCATTGGCGTTAGCAGTGATTGTTCCATTACCATTATTATAAGTTGAAGTAGCAAGAGCAACTGTTGTAGCAACTCTAACCGATTCTTTAACATCTAATCCGTTCGCAACACTATCTACATATGCTTTAGTAGCAGCGTCTTGTGATCCAGAGGGATCAGTTACATTTGTAATTCTACTTGAGTCAACATCAACAACACCAGTGCCTTTTGGACTAAGTTTTAAGTCAATGTTTGTATCGCCACCTGAAGTAGCAATCTTAACAGCGTTAGATGTAGCTGCGTTAGTAACTTCTAATTCATTAACAGCAGATGTTTCTGTTTGTAAAAGAATTAACTCATTACCATTAGCGTCAGCAATAAAACCACCGTCAACAAATTTAGGTGCTGTAAGTGTTTTACCGGATAATGTTTCTGTACCTGTTGTAGAAACTAAAGTTGCATCTGATACAGCAGTATTAAATTCTGCGAAAGTACCGTTTACAGTATTATCAGTTAAATCAATTGTTTTACCAGTTAAAATTTGTGTTCCTGTTAATGTTGCAACTGTATTATTAATATTAAATGTTACTGTGTTATCAGTAGCAACAGAAGTAATACCTGTTCCACCTGCTAACGTAAATGTTTCAGCATCTGTGATGGCAGTTGTACCTGTGTCACCTGCTATATCAACATCTACCGCAAGAACTTGTGCATCTATATAAGTTTTAACTGCTTTAGCTGAAGGAATTGTATCATCTGATCCAGAAACAGTTGATATATCTGTATCGATAACGCCTGAAGCAAAATCAGCTACTTCTAAATTTGTTATTGAGTTGCCTGTTGCGTTAGCATCAAATGTTTTGTTTGTAAATGTTGTTGTAGATGTACCAGTAGCAACAGTAACAAAACTTAAAACACCACCAGAACCATTAGTTTGTATAACTTGATTGGCAGTTCCATGAGCGTTTGGTAATGTAAAAATAACATTACTCGCTAAAGTATTAGGAGCTTTAATGGCAGCATAACTACTACCGTTGTTAGTACCTTCATTGAATTTTAAAGTACCACCAACTGTTGTACTATTACCTATAAGAATTTCATCTATTGCTTTGTTAGTATCAACTATTAAAGCTGATGAAGCAGTTAATGTACCATGTACATGATCTAGTTTATCTGCAAAATATTTTCCACCAATTACCGAGATAACGTTTGAATCTCCGTTACTATCAACTCCACCTTCTCCAACGAATAGTCTATCTCCTAGATTAGATTGAGTACCTGTAGAATAAGTATAGGCTAATTCTCCAAGTTTAAGGGTAGAGGGTGCTGTTGCTCCTGCGGATCGTTTAATCTGAATTATTGTTGCCATTTAATTTCTCTCTTGTTAAAATGATCCACCAGTTATTGTTAAAGTTCCTGTGGTTGTTAATATTTCATTTTTTGTTACAAATTTATCTGATGCAGCATCATATTGTATCAAGGCACCATCTACTAGGTCCGTGACATTCACGTCATTTAATTGTTTAAAGGTTTGAGAAACTACTGCGCTAGGTACGGATATAGAAACCTGTTTAGGTCCTGACGAATCGCTTGAATTGATTTGTGCTCTAAGGCTTGAATTACTTGAATTAATCTTTGCTGTAGCCATAAATCTCTCTCTTCCTTATAGTATATTTATAATAACTATTTATCAAAGATTAAGTAGCAACAGATGGACTAATTGTAATAATTCCTTCAATAACTCTAGTAACTGTGCTATCGGAAGTCTTTAATATCTCTATATCATAGACATATCTAGCAGGAGCTTCAAGAGCATTTGTTTGATCTGCTGATAATAAGAGTGTAATTATACCAGTTGTAGGATCAGAATTGATTGTAGTTGTAAAAGATGTTCTGGTTGATGTACTAGAGTAGCCTTTTGCTAATTTAGCAATAGCACTATATCCAGTTAAATCAAAGGCATCACCGCTACTCCCGATAACGGTAACGTCTGTCGTGAAAGTGGTTCCCTGATCAATCCTTAGGTTTGCTGTCGCTGCCATTGAATTCTTCTAATCCTTTTTTAATCTTATCATTATAATGATTAGTTAGAACTTCAATTTTCTCTAGTTCCATTTCGTGTCGTATTTTTGATTGTTGTATTTCTTGTCTAGCAACAAGACCATTTCTAATCACTAATGGTAATGCGTTTAGGCTATATTCTTTTCCATCAATTGTTATCAAATCAGTTATTGCTTGTTGTGTTGG